GCCGCTCTCAAGATAATTTGTTGCACAATCAAGCTCAAATGAAATGCTATCGAAAACGTACTGATCGTACATAGCAGCTATGTCGGAGAGACGAGTGCCAGGTGCGACGGTTTGAGCATGAATGGGGATGAGTGCGAGAATGTTTCCTGGAACGTTCTTTGCGGAGCTTGGGATTTGAAGAGAGGGTGTGATTTCAACAACTCCAGTGATTGTGCCGCCGTTGAGCGTGAGCCCTCCACGCGTTGAATTTCTCTGCGTGATGACTCTTGGTCGCATGTTTCTTTGCGCTGAGACAGCAAAAGAAGGAGCTGTGCCGCCTCCTTTGAACTTTCCTTTGTGCGATTTTGAGCGGCGCATAGGCTTTGACTTGGGGTGCTTTGCTCGATTTTTCCTTGAGCCTTTTGCGCTCTTTGCTTTGTGGCTTTTCTTTTTCGATTTGCTTTTCGAATTTCTTGGCGGCATGTCTGACTGAGTTTCCAATAATGTGGTACTGTTCGGAGAAAGGGGTTTGAAGAGATTTGCGAGTTGATGAGGTGGTGTTTTTTTGAGAATGCTTTTGAGTTTGTCCCGTGTTTTCTTGGGAATGAGTTCTTTGACTTGCTTTCTTGCGTTTTTTCTGACGTGGTTGTAAAGCCTATCAGACATTTAGTGATTTGTGGGATCATGCGCTGTCCCACAGCTCGCGCATTAGCCAAGGTAAGTCAAATTTGACCTCGACCACGTCTGTTGAGTGATATCCAAAGTAAAGTCGTTCAAGCAAGCGGTCTGGCACATAAGATTGCTCAGCCTGGATCCAATCTGGGTGATTTCTCCAGGTTTCCTGATACAAATCTTTGTACTGCGCGTAGAGCATATCCAGCTCCATTCTCATTTTTGCGTTTCCCCAAGCGACATTTCTCATGCCAGCAATTCTTTGCAACTGTTCAGGAGGCGTTCTTTCTGTTCCGCCTTGCAACAGAGAGGAATAAAGTTTGTCGCGATCAACAGTGTGAACCCACTGCTTGTGTTCTTTATCCCAGTGAAAATGCATTGAAAGAAAGCCGAGTTCATGAAATGGACGAGGGCTCCAGCAGGGAGACTCCAGCACTATCGCAAGCTCCTCGTAAACAATGCGCGCAATTGTTTCGCCATTGAATTTGGAATGAATTTGATCTGAAATGGTCATAGTGCAGTCATCACCGAGTGTTATTATGGCAGTAAATTTTTTGAAAGCTGAATAATCGTGGCCAACAAGGCGAATGAATGCATAGGCCATAGTGAAGAGCATCATTAGAGAATTATCATGCGCTGTGCCCACTTGTCCTGTGAGATTTCCTCCATCTCCATTGTCTCCCTTCATGTAGGTGTTGCCGTCAGGAAGAACAATTGGACAACGTGAGACCATGCGATACACGTTCTGAAATCGAATTCGGTTCTCTGGGGTTCTATCGGAAGGTTTGAGTGCTCGCCACTTAATGTCAGCAATTTTCAATAGGCACTCCTCCCAAAGGTGTGCCTCCCAAGTTGAACCATCAAACTCATACCCATTTGGATGTTGGCAAAGATGATCAGCGAGGTCTTGCATGCCTCCATTGTACGGAGACCAACCAAGCGCTGTTAAAGTTGAAATTGGAAATCTTTGCATAACATGGTGCATCACAAAGCAAAGTCTTTGGTTCCACATGTTGTGAGCTCCATCAACCGCTATCACATTTCTCAAGCGGTTGATTGCAAGTTTTTTGATGGGTAGAATTTCCTTCTTGACAGTCACATGGGCGAGGCTGCACATGTCATTCAGGCAGTCATTCCATTGGTTTTCAATCCACTCACGGCACAACGCATCGTCGTACATTTCTTCCTTGAAGGGTATGCCTGATAAAATCCATGGCAAACCCGCGGATTTCTTGCGTGTTTCAATAAGAGGACTTGTTTTGATTTGGTCAAAGGTGGCGATTGATGAGTTTCTCCAAAATGGGCTGAGAATCGTTTCAACCCAATCCCAAGCAGCTTCAAAAGTTTTGGTGTCGTAATTTTCGGGTTTTCTTTTGATAAATCGTTCTACGGCATCGTAAGCTGCTGCAGTGTTTGGCGAATTCATTTTGTGGGTTTGGTCAAAAGTGATTTTGTTTTTGTTCATAAGCAACTGTAGGTCAGGGTCATTTTCACGAGTTTTGACCTTGTGTTCGATCGTGAGTTTTATTCTGCCCAAAGGTTCCCAATGTGTGCTCAGACTATGGGCAGCAGGATGATTGGAAATTGAATTGGTGATACTGACTGAATTCTGAACGAAATCAGGGTATTGTCTGAGCCAGTTGCTTAGTAGTTTTTTGGATTCGGCGCATTGATTGCAGCCAGAATTTCATCTGTGACCGGTTGGAAGTAAGCTGGGGAATTTTCAATTGTTTTGCCTGAAACATGCCAGCCAACAACTTGCCCTTTGGAATTTGTGACTGGGGCTCCTGAAAAACCTCCTTTGTTGGAATAGGAAGCCACCCAAAGTCCTTTATAGGTGGTGAGCTCACCATTGATTGGGTTTTTGAACGTGTGCTCAATACCTTCCTCAAGAATGAAGCCGGGGGCGTTTTTAATTCTACGTTGCTCAGAGGAAGTCCAGATATGAACTGCCTCTCCTTTGATTGGCTTTGCAAGCGGCAAGGGTTTCACCCCTTTTGGTGCTGGCCACCAACAAAGCTCAGTTTCGCCAATTCGCACAGCCTGAGATGGGTGGTCAGAATTGGAATTGTGAAGTGTGTCCCGCTTGTTGAGGTGTGCACCACTCCAAAAATCAGGTGATTGGACTCCCCACTTTGGTCCGTGCCAGACAGTTGTAGTTTTCGCACTGCCTTGGGAGCCAACGACAACAGCTGTTTGTGAGTAAGCGTCTTTTTCTTTGGCCTCATTTTCAGCATAAAACACAGTCATGCCGGTTGACTCGGCAATTGTTACGTCAGCAAGCGGAGATGCCGCATTGATAGCATGACCAACAGCGACGTGTTTGCTATCAATCAAATCTTTCTTTTGCCAAGCCGTGAGTGTATTGAAATGCTTCACCTCCTTGCTTTCTGTCTTTTCAGGTTTTGCCAAAATCGCATGTGCGGTTGAAGGCTCCGGACCTTTGAGGATTGCAGTTGGAGCTGACATTTTTTGACCAGGTTGTGTTTGCAAC